CGAAATTCGCGCCGGTGCCCTGGCCCCACGGGTTCTGGAGCGGCGCCAGCATGGGCAGGACAGTGCTCTGGCCACCGACCGGAGTGGCTCCAGGCATCGCCTGGAGGTTCATGCCAGGGATCGTCTGCTGGGCGAAGCCCTGGCCTGTTTGGGCTGCCGGAGCCTGAGCCGGCGCTGGCGGCCCACCACCGACCGGAGTCGCCCCGAAGGGTGAGTAGCTGGTCTGGTTCAACTGTGCATTGATGTCGGGCGGATTGCCGAACATGCTCGGCGTTGGCTGACCGTTGACCATCTGGGCGGCCGTCGGCGAGATGTGCGCCAGCGCCTGCGCCGTCGCGGTCTGGGCCATCTGGCCCAGGTCCGGCATCTTGTAGGTGAGCTGCGACATGTCGATGTTGCCGGGCATCTTGCCGGTGGCCGTCGCGTTCAGGACCTGGTTGAAGGCCTGGTTGTAGCCAGGTCCAACGCGGTACGGCAGCGTCGAAGCGAAGTTCGACACCGCGTTCTGGCCCGCGGTCTGGGCCTGCTGGTAGTTGGCTCGAGCGAGGTCCTGCTGCTGCTTCTGCTGATCGAACTGCGCCTGCTGCTGCGCCTGAGCCAGCGCTGCTTTCTGGGGCTCGACGTTCTGAGCCCACCAGGATGACCAGGCGGCATTGGCTTTGGACTGCGCGTCCGGGCCGCTGCCGTACATGCCGTTTTGCAGGTTGCTGTTGATCTGATCGTGCTGGGCCTGGGCTTGCTGCTGGAGTGACGCGGTCTGGCCAGCGATACCAGCCATGGTCGTCGGCTGGTAGTTCGGGTTGGGCTTGGTGGTGAGGTTGCCCTTGTCGTCCATCGTGGTGATGAACTGGGCTGTCGCCGGAGAGCTGACCGCGGTCTGCGGCGACGGCGTAGCCCTGTCGTGGACGGCGGTGGTCCGCCAGCCGTCATCGCCGTACGTCTGGGTGACGTTGTAGCCACCCTCGATGGACTCGCGAGTGTCGCCAGGCTTGTTGGCGCCCGTGATCGCCGTGGGCACCCAGCTCCCGCCGGTGTACGTCTCGGTGATGGTGTGATTCGGGTTCTTCGGGTCCAGGCTGGTGCGGGTAGCGCCTTCCTTGGCACCGCCGATCTGCTGGAAGGTGGTGCCATCCCAGGTGTACGTCTGACCGCCGGACTGGACGATCTGGGGCTTGTCAGGCTTGGCGTCGAACAGTTTGGTGGCGGTGGTGCCGTCCCAGGAGTACGTGCCCAATCCAGGGATGGTGGTCAGCTCTGGACGTGCCGGCTGTGCCCCTTGGGGAATATCCGTCTTGGAGCCGGTCTTGGGATCGATGAGCCCGATGACTTTGCTGGTCGGGTCGCCAGGGGTGGCGTAGATCTTCTGCCAGGTGTTCGGGTCGCTCGGCGGAACCTTGCCCGCGTCCGCAGGCTTGTGGACCGTCGGGATGCTCTTGTCCCAGACGAAGCCACCCTTCTCCCCGTTCGGCCCCGTCGCGTTGGGATCGAAGCGAAAGGTGAACTCGTCGCTCGAGCCGTCGTTGTTGTACTGAACGACGGGCTTGGTGGTCGGCGCCGTGGTCGTCGGCGCGCGGGTGGCCGACGCGGGTAGTTTCTCGTTGCGGACCTGGCCGTCATCGCTGATCTCTACCGAGACGCCATTGGGGAAGGTGTACGTCTTGAAGCCGGTGTCCGCGGTGATGGTCTTGCCCGCGTTCGGATCCGGATTACCTTTTGCGTCCTTTGCATCAGACGGCACATGCACGGTGCCCTGAACGGGGGCGGGCAGACCGATCTGGGGGCCGTATTTGTCGACATACTGCTTGATGGCCGCCTCGCGCCCACTGTAGTCAGGCGTCGGCTCTGGCGCCGGGGCTGGGGGATTCTGATCCTCCCAGGGCCACGGAGCTGGATTGAATGGTCCTGGCATCTACGTCACCTCCCTGCGCCGACTTTCGGAAACGAACTGGGCTTGTACACCGGGATCGAGCCAGCCCCACCGGTTCCGGGCTTGTACACCGGCAGGACGCCCGCCGGGCGACTGGGAGAACCAGAGCCCGCGCCCTTCGGGTTGAGCAGCCCCAGTGCTTGCTCGCCGAGCTTCTCCTGGGGAATGAACGACTTACCGTAGGACTTCCCCAGGTACTCGAGGTCCTTCTGCGCTTTGGACTGAGTTCCGGGATTTGCACTTCCGACATTGCTGACAGCCCCGATGGTGTCGAACACGTCATGGATACTGTTCAGCCAGGTCTCGTCCATGACATGACCGACATATGAAGACGCGAGCTGCTCCGCGAATTTCGCGGTGTTGCCGCGGCTGTCACGAGCGGATTCGTAGGTGATTGCCGCCTGCGCCAGCGACTCGCTGAGCGGCCCCAGGACGCGCAGCGGCATCCACTGGCCGGCAATGCGGATGCTGTTCTTCGGCGCGCCGCCCTGCGGATGGTCGGCGGTGATGTTGCCCTGGGCCGCTTCAGTCATTGCAATGCCAGCCAGCCCGACGCCGAACAGGTTGTTGGCCAGCTTGGCCCGATCCAGCGGCTTACCTTGCATGGCATCGGTGATGCGCCCTGCCAGCCCCACCGGCGAGCGCTCAACGCCCTGGGTGAACACGTTGTAGGCCACGCGATAGAACGGCAGGACAATCTGACTGACGACGTCGAGAGCCGGATTCTGACTGCGCAGCGCGTCAAACATTCTGGCCAGGCGCGAACCGACGAAGCCGTACTCACCGCTGCGGAGCGCCCACTGCTGACCAGCCTCGGCGGCGTCTTTGGCGCTGGCGCCGAGCGCTGCATTCGCGCCACGGCCAATACCCGCGCTGACGTCGCCGACGGCGCCGTGAGTCCGCACCAGACCCTCGAGCACCGTACCCAGCGCACGCTGGAAGGGTGTGCCAGCGATGAGTGACGGTCCAGGACGGAAGCCATACCCGCCACCGCCCGCGCCGCCCGTCAGCACACTGCGGTAGTTGGTGCCGTAACGGATCGTCTGCAGCCCCTCATGTGCACCTTCCATAAGCCCGGACAGGCCACCCTGCAGCCCTCTAGGGATCTCGTTAGCACGGCCCGTCATCACCAGATGGAGTGCGCCCGCTGGAGCGCGCATCGCGGTCTGGATGACCGGTCCCAGCGCCACCTTGCCCTCAGTCGCCAGGCCGCCGGCCATGGAGCCGGTACGCAGCGAGCGGACCCAGTCGGCGATGCCCGGCGTGTCACCGCGCAGGTTGGCAAACCAGCGCGCCAGTTCATCCGGCTTAGCCCCGCGCGCCAGCATGCTGTCAAGCGTCCCGTGAGCGCCCGTTGGAATCGGCACTCTCTCGCCCGCAGCGTTGGTCAAGTTCTCGAGCTTGGCGTGCGCAGCATCGACCATGTCGGCGGTGACACCTCGCGGCAGTCCCTCTCCGGACTGCGCAGCCCGTGACGCCTCGAGCGCGAGCTGGTCAAGCAAACCGCCAGTGCCTGAATTCTGAGCCGCCACTGGCAACATACCCGGAACACGCTCGGTGAGCATCGATCCGGCCGTCCCCCTTCCGGCTCCGGCTGCCCCAGCAGTATCCCCGAACAGCGTCGGTTCGAAGCCAGGCAACATGCCCCTGATAGTGCTGGTGCGATCACCATAGACGCCCATGCGATCCAGCTCGTCCTGCATCGCCTGGAACCCCGCCCGCGTAGTAGCTGCGTCACGAGCCCGCTCGAGCGCGGCGACTCGCGTGGCAAAGGCGGTCATCGATGGTGGTTCGGTCGGCGGCAAGCCCGGACCGCCGGTCCCTGCGGACAGCGGCTCCTGACCGGCTCTGCCCTCGGCGGCGGTGCGCGCCTGCCAGTCGGCGACTTCAGGACTCGCCTCGGCGAGGCGGCCCGCCTCAGGTGATCCGACCGTCGGCAGGGACTCCAGCCCAAGCTGGCCGGACTCAGGACCGGGCCCGCCAGGTCGATACGCGGGCGGGCGACTCCTGATCGAGTCGACCAGGTCCTGGACAGCCTGCTGGCCGACGTCCGCGGCAGCAGCTCGCGCTACGGGTCCAGCGCTGACATCCGGCACCGTGTGCATCGGGTTGTCCTGGATCCAGCGCATGATCGTGGTGGCAATCTGCGACGACGGCGCATCGACGGTGGCAGCGAAGTCGCGAATGGGCGCGGCGATCTCCTCCGGGTACGTAGAGAGCGTGTCGATCGCGCGCTTCAGCAGCGTTGCGCCGGTGGTCGGCACAGCACCGCCAGGGCCGAAATTGGCCATGAAGGGAGACTCGGTGGTTGCGGCGTGCGCTACGTCCGGCGGAAACGCCCGCTCGAGCCCTCCGAGTGCTGTTTCGGCTGCTCGAGCAGCGGCACCGGAGGAGCCCGCTGGGGTCTGCCCCGCGGTGAGAAGCCCAGCTAGCCCCAGTGCACCACCGAGCGTGCCGCCGAGCCCCCAGTTGCCCTGCTGCGGTCCGCTGAGAATCTGCTGCGGCGCTGACGTCAGCGTGCCCAGCGGATCGATCTCGGGTTTCGACGAGAAGACACCCGCGTCTGGGTCGATGCCGGCCTGGGTAAGAACGTCTCGAGCGATCTGACGCTGCTGCTGCTGCCAGTCGATGACATTGCTCAGCCCCGGAACGCCGGTGACCTGGTCCAACACCTTCTGAACGTCACCTGGCTTGACCGAATACACATCAGCCGGTGTCGGCCCGCTGGCTGCAGCGGCCTGGCCGAAGTCGGTGTACTGCGGTGGACCACCCTCGGAGCCAGGCGCAAGGCGATTGAAGGCACCGCCAGGCAACTGCGACTGCTGGTTGTTGTGGGCGTTGCTAACAGCCTCATTGAGGGAACTCAGCGCCTGGTCGCCGAGGGCGCCAGCACCGCCAACAGCGCCTGTGATCGCGTCCTGAATCGGCTGGGTGATGGGCTTGGCGGCCTGCTGGATAGTGGACCCGGCCTGCTGGATAGTGGATCCGACGTTGCTGAAGAAACCACCCACCTGGCTGGTGACGTTCTGCGCCGTCGAGTCCTGGGGAATGGTCGGGTTGTCCGCCAGCAGTCCGCCCTGGATCTTGCCCATGACGGACTCCATCTGAGCGGGCGTCATCCATTCTGAGCCGCCCTTCAGGTCAGTGCCCGAGCGGCCAACGTGGAAGGCACCCGTGCCGGGGTCATACCCGTCGGCGTAGAAGTAATGGCCTGGCGTCGAGATGGTGACCGGGTTGCCAGTCTGTGCCTCCTTGGCCATGGCGCTCACGTCATTGGTGAGCTTGGTCGGGATGCCCATCTTGCTGAGCAGCTGCTGCTCGCTGCTGATGCCAGCCATGCCGCTCTGCGCGGTCCAGCCGACACCCTTGGCCAGGTCTACCGCCTCGCGCAGCGTCGGGTTGCGACCATACGCCTGGGCGAAGCGCACCGCGGCGGCCGGTCCACACGCGGCGTAGGCCTCATCCGTGGACAGCTGCTGGTCGCCGAACTGGCTAACACGGTCCGCGGTGGGCACCGCCCAGCCGCCGATACGACCGAGCGACTCCGCTGGGCTGACCGGCTTCGAGGTGTCCTGGCCCTGCAGGATGTTGCTGACGTAGCGCTGCGTCTCTTCGAAGGGCGGCACGCCGCCGTACTTTTCGACGGCGCCTGGTCCCGCGTTGTATGCAGCGAGAGTGCGGGACCAGTCACCGCCGTACTGCTTCAGGTTCTGAGCATCCATCCGCGCCGCCGCGTCGAGCGCGGCGTACGGGTCGGTAGGGTCGATGCCCAGCCCTGCTGCAGTGCCTGGCATGAATTGCGCGATACCGAGCGCGCCGGCACCACTCTTGGCAGTCGGATTGAAACCAGACTCCTGCTGGATCTGACGGACAAAGATGTCCGGGTCGATACCGGCCTGCAGGGCTGCGGCTCGCGCGTAGTTCTGCAGGTCGCCGCCCGGCGACACCGTTGGGGAGACTCCGGGAGGGGAGGTGGACGGTGTCGCCGAGGACGATGACGAGTCGTCCGGCAGGAAGGTCACCGCCGGACTGCGAAAGCCGGTATCCGGCGGTGAAGCAGTGGAAATGATCGGCGACGCCGCGGAATCAGCGGGCAGGAACGTCGTCGACGGAACCACACCAGGGCTCCGAAAGCCGGTGTCCGGCGGTGCTGCGCTGGACGTGATCGGCGACGGACCGGACGGCGCGGTGCTATCGGCCGGGATGAACGTCGTCGACGGCGCCGGTCCGCTGACTGCGGGCGCTGCTAGAACCGGTGCTGCTGGAGCTGGTACCGGTACAGGCTCAGGAGCGGGTGGTGGCGCTTGCGGCGGCGCAGTCTGGGTTTCGTCGGTCGCCATGAACGTCGAAGGCGGTGTCGGCGGCGGCTCCGACAGCGAGTTGATCTGGTCGGTCGCGCCCTTGCTGAACTGATCGCTCAAGTACTGGCGGTACTCGTCTTCGGGCACGTCGGGCAACATGGTCATGCCGCTTTACCCGCTGGTGGATGGCACACCAGGCACACGTAGCCCCAGGGGTACTTGCGCCACACCGCGATAGGACACGGCGTGTTGTGCAAACACGTGGAGCGAGGTTCCGTTACCGGTGGCGGCCGCTTGACCTGGTTGTTGTTCACTGGAGCTTGAAGCTCCCCGCGCCAGTGGACTGGCTGGCGTACTTGGGCAGCGACTGGGTGAACAGCGCCTTGGCGTCGTCCTGGGTATAGCCCTGGGCCTCCCACGTTCCCAGAAGCATCTGCTGCTGCGACGGCGTCAGGTTGGCCCAGGTCTGTGGGGCCATCTGGTTGGGTGCCACCAAGCTGTTCTGGAACGCCTGTGTCTGCTGGGCGTTGCTGCCCATCGGCGGCTGCATCTGCTGGGATGCATCCTGCTGGGGCTGAGCGCCGAACTGGCCGCCGGTGGCGGAATTCAGGAAGCTCTGCATGCTCGCGGCTTGCGGCTGGACTCCGGTCGTCGCACCGCCGCCAGGCACATACTGGCCGGCGGCAGCAGCGGCCAGGTCCTGGAGTCCGTTGGGTGTAGCGCCGAGCACCTTCTGGTACTGGATCCAGTCAGCCGGACCTCGCAGCCCAGCCATCATCGACAGGTACTTCTGGGAAGCATCTTGCTGAGCCTGCCACTGCGCCAGCGCCTGCTTCTGCGCGTCCATCTGCTGGCCCCAGGCCTGCTGCTGAGCAGCCTGGGTGGTCATGCCGGCTGTCGGGGCTTGTCCCGGTGCGTAGTACTGGCCGTACATCGCAGCTAGCGCCTGCTGCTGGGTGAAGCCCTGATTTTGTGCATTCAGCGTTTGCTGACCCTGTATCGGAACCCCCCAGGTACCAAACGTGGTGGCGTACTGCTGCATCGCCGGAATCGTCGGTGCGCCCTGGTACATGCCGGTGAGCCCCGCCGCGGAGATGGCGTTGTTGAACGCCTGGGTCGCCGCGTCAAAGGCAAGCTTGTCGTTGTTGAACTTGAGCATGCCCTGGTTGTAGGCAGCTTGTGCGGCGTTATTGGCGCCCTGGAGGAGCAGCGAGTTGTTCTGGTAATTGGCGTAGTCACCACCATATGGATCGCTGCTGGAGCCGCCACCGCCACCTCCACCGGATCCCCCGCCGCCTCCTCCACCGGATCCTCCACCGCCTCCGGACCCGGCTGCGGTCTGGTTGTAGACGCTGACGGGATCGCCCTGACCCTGCCAGCCGGCGGCCTGCAGTTCCTGAGTGATCTGTGTACCGGTCTTGGCTCCGTTGGGCGTGTCGTAGACGTCGTCGCCGTACTGGTTCTTCCCGATGGGATCTGGCATGGCTTACTCTCCTGGACCCACGACCGGGGTGATGTTCGCCTGGGATGCGGTCGCCTGACCGCGGGGGATGTATGGCACCGGCACTCCAGACGGTGGAGTCGGCGGCGTGGCTTGCGTTGCCGCTCCGCCGGCCATGCCTGGTGGTGTCGGCAGCTTCAGGAATGGGTACGCCTTGAGCACTGCCCTGAACACCTGGGTGAACTGCTCCGGTCCCATGCGCGCCATCTGTGCGGCACGCCCCTGCAGATTGGGCGTGCCGTCCGGGTTGAAGAGCTGGTTGCGGTAGTACTCGAGCTTGTCGGTCTCACTCAGCGGCGCGGCGAACGGAGCCACGCCCTGGGGTGCCATGGCGGCGGCGATCTGCGTTGAGGTCTGATCCAACCAGGCGGCCAGGTCGGTAGCGATCGAGTCCATCAGATTCTGAGGTCGTGGCATGTCAGCGTCCTGGCGGCAGCGGCAGCGCGTTCTGGGGTGGACCGGGGACTCCGCCGGGCGCGCCAGGGATTCCACCCGGCGGCATGCCCAGGCCGGCCTGCGGCGGTGGTGGCGCTATCGGGAGGCCACTGCCTGGACCCGGTACGGGATTCGGAGGCATGCCGCCGACCGGCGCACCGGGAGGTGTACCCGGCGTACCTGGTACCCCTGTCGGCGGCGCCACCGCTCGCCCAGGGGGTCCACCGGGCGGCATGCCGGCCATCTCCTGCGGGCTGATGCCGGAGGCGGCGATCTTCTGCTGCTGGATGGTGCCGAGCTTCTGGAAGACCTGGTTCTTGAGTTCCTGCTGCATCTCCGGCGACTGCTTCAGGTCGTGCAGCAGCCAGGACTTTTCGACCTCGTCGGCATTGGCGCCCGCGTCGGTGACGGCGTCCTCGTAGGTGATGAGCTTGAGCTGCATCTTCTCGCCGATGGCGCGGATCTCGATGATCTCGTTGCTCGGCGTGGACGGACTCAGCCTGACGGTGTAGCGGTGGATGTTGTCCAGGTCGTCCGGGCCGATGGACAGCCACGTGCCCTTGGTCTGACCGGCGCCGCGCTTGCCCGGCCGGCCCTGCTCCTCGCCCCAGGCGTACACGTTTTCGGCGATACGGTTCTCGATCAGCCAGCTCTCGAAGCCGACGCGCTCGGCCAGGGCGATCTCGGCGTTGCTGACGATGGGGTTGAACGCCAGCCCAGCCAGGTACGCCGCCTGGTTGAGGGCGTACCCGGAAGTGTCGGAACCGACGGCGCCGGAGAACGCCGCGGGCATCGCCTTCTCGATGAGCTGCTGGATGTCGCCGAGCATGTCGGTCAGGTCCGCACCAGAACGGGGCTGCTCGATGGGCGAGATGTCGAAGGGGTACAGCTTGCCCGGCTGGATGGTGTCCCTGGCCGCCTCTTCACGCCCGTCATTGCCATACGGCGTGTTCGGTAGACCGGGAATCTGACCCGGTGCCTGGGTCTGTTTGAAGGCAGGAAAGCCAGTCCAGTACGCCGCGTTGGTCTTCTGCGTCAGCAGCGAGTCCAGCGTCTTGAACAGTTGCAGGTAGCCGAACAGCACACCCAGGCCGGCGTACTCCGGCAAGCGGCTGCCGGTGGTGATGCCCAGCGCATGGAAGTACGGACCCCGCAGCGTGTGCAGATACGGGTCTCCATAGGAATGCTGGGTGACGCGGCACAGCGTCGCCTTGCTGTTGCTCTTGGCGCGCTGGTTGGGACCCTGCAGGCAGATGATCTGCTTCTCGTCGTCCCACGCTTCGATGCAGCGCAGCGTGTGTGTGCCAGCGTGGCGCATCACCCTGGTCCACTCCGCTCGAGCCAGCTCGGCAGCCCGCGGGTCGTAGCCGCTCCAGGTGTCCGGTGGGATCACGTTGCCGGAGGCATCCAGCCCCGAGCTGAAGCGCTCGAGCGCTTCCAGGTACGGCACCTCTTTGATTTCGACGACGGCGGTCAGGCCGTTTTCGTTTTTGGTGTAGTACCAGGTCTCCGGCGGCACATCGGTGGTGGCCAGCGGGTACGGCAGCCCGAGCTTGTACTGCTCGGTGTGCTTGTCATACGCCAGGTCCTGGGCGTGCTGGTCGAAACCGTCCTGGACAAGCTGCTTGGAGTACTGGTCGGCGTCCTCGGTGTACGTGTTCCACACCTGGTTGGTGCGCTCGCACGTTTTGAGGATGCCCTCGCCCTTGGCCGCCAGGCTCCACATGAACAGGCGGAAGAGCTGACGGCGAGCTTCCTGCTCCTGGCGATTCCACGAGGCCTCGAAAAAGCGCTCGCGCCGAGTCGAGTTCTCCTGGTAAATGTCGCCGAAGCCGACCGGTCGGAAACTCACCGCCGGCGCGTTCACGCTGAGCGCAGCGGCAACCTTCTGGACGATGTTCAGCGCCAGGTTGGCGCGCACCTCGGCGGCGGTCTTCTGGTACGCCTCGGGGATTTCGACCGGATCTTCGCTGAACAGCGTGGCGTTGATGTCGCGGTACAGCGTGTCGCGCGCTCGGAAGTCGTACTGCAGCTGCTCGGCTAGCTCACTCGTCAGGCGCTCCGCGGTTTCCTCAGCGGATGCGCCCTTGCCCCAGGGGGCCGGCTTGGTACGCGTGAGCGTGGGCATCAGCCTTCGTACGCCTCCTCAACGGTGGTGGTGATGGTGTCGACTGGCAAAGCGCACAGAAAGACTGCGCGGCGGGCACAGAATGGGCAGAAACGGGGGTGATATTCAGCGTGCTGGAGCGCCTCGTCCGACTCGAGAACGGCGAAGCCGATGGTGCACTCGCGACAGGTCCCCTGAAACAGCGTCGTGCCGTGCGGAATCTGGATCGCCACGCTCATGCCTGCCGCCAGGTGTGATGGCGGTCGAAGTTCCAGCAGCCGCGGAACAGCACCCAGCGATAGGCCCACGACGCTGGGTACCACCATCGCTGCCGCGCGTACCTCACCCGAACACCAGGTCGCGGGCTTCCGCGGAGCGAGTTGGCTGGGCGTCCGCGCACAGGCCGTACCTGAGGGCGTCGACTTCATCGTCGGGCGTGCGGGTGGTGCCGACTTTGTCGGCGACGTCCTCAGGGTCCAATCTGTCGCGCACCATGGCCGGCAGGTTCTTGACCAGCTCTGGACAGCGCTGGTGCATGATCTTCAGCCGCGGCAGTGAGTCGAGTTCGACACCCCGCTGCTCGGCGACGTCGGGACCCCACGCCAGTGCACGTCGCACAATCGCCCAGCCCTGAACTCGCCGGTTGAAGCCCTCGACGATGTTCGGCACGCCAGCCTGGGCGTACACGTGAGCGATCGATGGCCGCTGCTGCTCACCGCGGTTGTTGAACATGCTCGGATCGAGCACCACCTGGGCGAGCTGTTCGCCCTTGCTGCGATCAAGGATCAGGCGCGCCTGCTGCTCATCGCGGAGCCCGGTGAGGCTCAGTTCACGATAGACGTAGATGCGGCCGCCCGGGCGCTCACGAGCCAGCCACAGGGCAACCCATGGGTGGGAGAATCCGTAGTCGACGCATACCCAGCGAACCCAATCGTCCGGGGGATCGAAGGCATCGACCAGGTGGTGACGAGGATCGAACTCGGTAAAGAACATACCTTCGGCGGCCACCCGCAGACCAAGCAGCAGGCGGTCTCGGAGGTAGCCAGTGAGGGCTTCGAGGGGCGCCAGGCGCTCAGGGGTAATGGTGGGGTTGTCGGCATGGGTGACCTTCAGGAAGCGGGTGGCGCCGCTGCTTTCGCGTTCGTACAGCCACCAGTTGGGCTCGCGCGGATTGAGATCGGCGATGATCTGCTGGTACGGCATCGTGGCACCGCGGCCGGTGACGCGCGTCGTCAGCAGCTCGTAATCCTCTTTGGCAACCTCGCTGACCTCCTGGACGTAGATCAAGTCGCCTTCGAAGGACTTCAGGCGCTCAGGATCGTCCAGGCCGAACAGGTACACCTTCGAGCCGTTGGTGTAGCGATACTCCTCGCCGTTCCACAGCTTGAGCGCCCCGGGCGGCACGACGTACCGCTCGAAGGTGCTCATGGCCGTCGACGTCAGGCTCTTCCTGGTCTGACGGACGATGGCGCCGCGGGCACCGGGGTACTTCAGCATGGCCAGGTTGAGCTTCTCGAGACACGCCCTGGACTTCCCGCAGTCGGCTGGGCCTTCGAGCACCACCTCGCGATCTCTCGCGCGGAACAGCTCGAGGTTGGCGCCGAAGGGGCGGTAGGGACGGGCGTCGTCGTCGAAGGTCTGCTTCTCGGTGATGTGCTCGACGACGAGTTCAGACTTCAGCGCTGGCATCGTGGTAGCCTGGAATCAACCCCCAAGGCGGTCACGGCTGACGAGCCGTTCGCGCGCATGCCGCTGCGGGGGTTCTTCATTGGTCAGACTTCAGCCCAGGCATTCATGTCCACCGCTTTGACGATGCTGGTCTGGGTGACGCTGATCTTCTCGCCGTAGACCTCGGGCTTGAGGCTCGAGAGCAGCTTGATCAGGGCTGCGTCAGACGGCCGCCACTCGTGGACTTCCTCGTACAGGTGCTCCCCGCGGTACACCTTGCGGACGAACTTCCCGCCGACGGTGGCACGCTCGACAGCAGTGACCTCGAGGTGCTCGACAAGTTCAGCCTTGGCCATGTTGAAGCGGAAGCTGAACGCTTCATCATGCTCGAGCCACTCTTGCACCCTGCCGCGACTGACGCCGGCCGTCTCGGCTGAGCCCTTGAGGTCACCGCTGGTCTTGAAGGCGCCGAGGAACTCGCCCTTCTGCTCGTCCTCGCTGTATGGCCCGCTGGGTAGGTGCAGCTTGCGGTGATTGGCCAGAGCGTTGCGATTGAGGCCAGTCTCGCGGGCCAGCTTCAGGATGTTCTGGGCGTGCTGGCTTAGCTGCTGGTTCAGCCAGTCCGCTCGGGGGTAGGCGCAGACGGTACAGCGCCGATGCACAGGGCCACTTTAGGTCACTTTCTGTCCTAAAGCTAGTTCAATCGGGCACGAACCAAGCCGGCTGGGTCGCCAATCGGGCTGGAATGCAAGCTCGAGCACGAATCCTGCCTGTCCGGAGCCC